ACTGAATTTAAGATGGAGCCGATTGAGGCTAACCCACAAGAGTCTTCATTTAATACATATCGCAAGATGAACCGTGATGAAATTTTGCTTTCACATAGAACTCCAATAAATAAGATCGGAACTCCTGAAGGAGTTAATTTGGCGGTAGCCAGAGATGCCGACAAGACATTTAAGGAGCAGGTATGTCGTCCAGCTCAAATAAATTTAGAAAAGAAATTAAATAGAATATTTGCAGAAAAGACAGATGCCCTGCAAATTAAATTCAACGAATTAACCTTGACAGACGAAGATACCCAGTCTAAGATTGACGAAAGATATTTAAGAATGCAAGTAATTACTCCAAATGAAGTACGTATTCGTAAAGGTATGATTCCTCTAGACGGTGGAGATGAAGTTGTGCAATTAAAGCCACAGCAACAGGCGGATATTAGGGCAAATGCTGGAAATACCAGAGCCAGGTCCCAAGAAAGACAAAATACCCAGCCAGACATTTCAGGAGAAGGCAGAAACGCAAAAGGCGACGGCAGACAAGTTGAGTAGTCCTACTCAACTGATTATTTGCCTTTTTACGTATAAATAAATATAATTGAGCATATGAATATTGAGAAATCTCTATGGTCTTCTAACGGCAATGACATTACCCTGTCTGTACCTTTTACCAAGGTTAACCGTGAAAAGCGTACCGTATCTGGATTTGCAACACTAGACAACCTAGATCAAACAGGCGACGTTGTTACGCAAGAAGCAAGCGTGAAAGCATTCGAATCTTTCCGTGGAAACATTCGTGAAATGCATGGACCAAATGCTGTAGGCAAGATGATCTCATTCAAGCCAGAATCCTTTTATGATCCAAAGAATGGCGAATTTTATAATGGCGTTTATGTAGACGCATATATTTCAAAAGGTGCACAAGATACATGGGAAAAGATTCTTGACGGCACACTACAAGGTTTTTCAATTGGCGGAAAGATTATAGAGTCCGATAACGAAGTAAATAAAGCAACAGGACAAACAGTAAGATTTATTAAAGACTACGCTCTCATGGAGTTATCAGTAGTCGATTCACCAGCAAATGAACTATGCAATATTCTATCCATTCAGAAAATGAATGGTCATCTTGTATTTAAGGGCATTGCTGCAGATGTTAAAACAGAGAACATTTTTTATTGCGAAGATAGCGACTCGGTATTTATGTCTACCGACGCAACATACACATCTCCAGTTTCTGGCAAGCTAGCAACATTAATCGGATGGGTTGAAAGTAATGACGTAAACAAGTCAAAGGAAATCGATAAGATTCTTGATTCATTTAAGAAATCAAGAAATACGTTGCCTGATACAAATACAATTGCAAAACAGGCAAACGCAGAAGGAGGTAATGAAGTGTCAGAAAACACAGAAACAACCGCAGCTGTCGAAGAGACTCCTGCTGCTGTAGAAGAAACACCAGCCGCTGCTCCTGCAGAGGAAGCACCTGCTGCTGAAGCAACAGAAGTTGCTGCAGACGCTTCTGCCGAAACTCTGGAAAAAGCAGCCGACGTATCAGAAGTTGAGGTTGATGAACCTGATTTTGCAAAGATGCTTGGCGACTTAAAAGGCTTTTTTTCAGATACTCTAAATAAGGCATCCGAAGCTAATGCCGCTCAAGTTTCAGATATTAAAGAAACTGTAGAGACATTTAGCAAGAGTGTAGATACCAGAATTTCAGAGTTGGCAGAACAGCATGCTGTATTAAGCAAGGCTGTAGAAGATATAAAGGGCACCATCGACAATGTCGAAAAGCGTGTCGACGCAGTTGAATCAGAGACTGCAATTAAGAAGTCCTCAGACCTTGGCGGGTCTCAGGAAGTTACACTCAAAAAATCCAAATGGAACGGTTCTTTCCTTGGTTCCGTTAACGAACTTTTTAACTAAAGGAGGGTAGAAAAAAAATGAGCAATGAAACATTAGCAAAAGCAGTTGAAGCCAACACAACCGTAACAACGACTATGGTTGGTTCTGCATTCTCAGACACAGGAATCCATCGTGCAAACGAGGGTAAGGGTGGTCTTTTGAATCCAGAGCAATCTGCTCGCTTCCTAGATTATGTGTTCGATGCAACCGTAATTGGTAAAGTAGCACGTACAGTTCGCATGCGAGCTGACGTAACTGAGATTGATCGTATTGGCGTGGGTGAGAAACTTATGAAACTCGCCACTGAAGCTGATTATACTGCCGCAAACGCAGCTGTCACCTTCTCCAAGATTTCTCTTACAACAAAGAAGCTCCGTCTAGATTGGGAGCTCTCAACTGAGTCTCTAGAAGACAATATTGAGGGTGCTGATCTAGAGGATCATATTGCACGTTTGATGGCAACACAAGCAGGTAACGACATTGAAGACGTAGTCCTCAATGGAAATTCTGCAAATACAGGAGATGCACTTTATAAGGCATTCGATGGTGTTGTCAAACTTTCAAAGGCAAATGGCCGTGTAGTTGATGGTGGAGGAAATGAAATTTCCCGTGAAATCTTCAACAAAGCACTTAAGGCTATGCCACGTAAGTACAAGCAACGTCGCAACGATCTTCGTTTCCTATCAGGTTCAAACTTGATTCAGGATTACCTATACAGCACATCGCAAAACATTCAAAATGTTAACCCACAGGATATCGCCGCAAGCATTATCCGTGGAGATCAGCCAGGCCTTGGTGGCCCAGCAGGTTTCGTAGCGCCTTTCGCATTCGGTATTCCGATTGTTGAAGTTCCGCTACTTCCAGAAACCCAGACTGGTGACTATTCAGGTGCAACTGGTTCACATGGTGACGTCCACTTGACATTCCCAAATAACGTTGTTATTGGTATCAAGCGTGATGTAACCGTCTATCGTTTCTTCTGGCCACGTAAGGACTCCATTGAGTATACAATGTATACTCGTGTTGGCGTCCAAATCGAACAAGCTGATGCTTGGGTCGTAGTCAAGAACGTTAAGATCGCTTCCTAATTAAATAGGATTTAGGTCTGCAAGAAAATACCCCCAAAATTTATTTTTTGGGGGGTTTTCATTTTAATTTACTAATGCTATAATTGATTTACCGAGAATAAGGAGATATATATGTCATTTGACACACTCAAGGTATCAGAACTAAGAAAGATTGCAGAAGATTTCGCAGTCGAAACAGAAGGATTAAAGACAAAGGCAGATGTTGTTGCGGCCTTGGCAGATGAAGGAGTTACCTGGTCCGTATACCAGAACACCCTAGATAAGATTGCAGACTCCGCAGAAGAAGCAGAAGAAGTATTACCAAGATTTGATGCAAAGGCGGGGCAACCAGAAAACACAGTTCTTGTTAGAATGACTAGAGCAAATTATCGATATGATATCGGTGGCTTTACATTCACAAAGGAGCATCCATTTGTAGCCATGGCTTCAGAAGACGCTCAGAAAATTTTTGATAAGGAGGAGGGCTTTAGACTAGCAACTCCAACAGAGGTTCAGGAGTACTATAACTAAGCCTAACAAATGGCAGAGGTTTATGTAAATAGCACAACCCCCATAAAGATTAAAACATTTTATGGAGGGGAAGTAGTAGATATCGATGGATCAGTTCTAGTAGATATATACGATATTACCCTAGATCCACTGGTTGACCCAGCGTTAAATCCAGATGTGCCAATTGCTCAAAATCTTGTTGCTCAAAAATTAGAAACCGATCCTGGATCGTATTCCATAAATATTCCTTACTCAATATCGGTAAGACCAAGAACATTAAAACTTCATTGGAAATACAATATAAATTCAAGCAGCCATGCTCAATTTACTACAGTAAATGTAGTAACGCCTTATTGCAATTTAAATGAAGCTATAGAAAGTTTAAATATAAGCACAGACTCAAGTGATCCTAATTATAAATCGTATCATGAATTACAAATGGCTGAAAAATATGCTCGTAAACTTGTAGATGATTTTACTGGACAAGAGTTTTTCTTATTTGACGATACGATTGTTGCGTATGGAGATGGCTCTGATATATTAACTTTGCCAACAAGAATTGATACTATATATCAAATTTATGCAAATGATACACTTCTTGTCGATAATATAGAAAACATAAACAACTGGGGTATGGCTCCAATAATTTCAGAAACAAATTTTGCTATAAGAATAAATAGAGCAGCGTTAGTAGATAATACCGTCTATGTGGCAAATGGAATGGTTCCTCCATCAATATCTGATGTAAATTTAGGAGATATATTTCAAAAGAATGTTAGGTATAAAATTGTTGGTAAATTTGGCTGGAGTGTAGTTCCAGACGAAGTTGAGCAAGCAACTATTCAGTTAATGGGACATTATTTTGCAAAAGACAGAATGTGGGCAGACAGATATCTAAAGAATATATCTACATTTGACTGGGATTTTGAGTATTCAGATGAAGCATATAAAGGAACTGGAAGCGCTTATGCAGATAAGCTTTTGACAGAGTACACACTATCCAGTATGTTATTGATATAATGTTTAGCATAATCGATTCCGTCCTATCTATGAAGATGGATGTCTTCCGACAGGTCGATTCCCAAGATGAAGAAACTGGCGCAATTAGAAAGTATTGGCAGTATTACAAAACTTTAGATTGCCACGCCAAAGGCGTAATTAGCAATTCTGCTACAACGAGAACTAGCGACAAACAGATATTTAATAATCGATATACAAATGATCAGATTATTCAAGTAAGAACAGATGTTAAATTAAGCCTTAGAGAAAAGGTTGCAAATATTAGAACATCTGACGGCACAGTAATATGGCAAGAACTTGATTATCCTAACGAGACCCCCACAGTATTTGAAGTTATGGGAACTACTCCAATCACCGATCCGTTTGGAGATATTATAGGATACAACTCTTCGCTAAAGAGGTCGGAGGTACAAAGACTTGAGCTCTAATGCATTAGTGGTACAAGCAGCAAGCGGACTTGAAAGAGTTATGGCTGGAAACAGGTATGCCAATCTACAAGACAGCACAGTAGCACAGGTTTCGGCCATGATTTATTATAAGACTCATGTCCTTGCTAAATTAACTACAAGCAAAGCATTTAATAGTAAGTTTACAAAAACTTTATTTGATCAAATAGATAAAGACTTTGGCGAGTATATTGATGCAAAAGCAAGAGCGAATCCTAAGACTTTGCACCATGTTTATGAGTGGAAGAAGGTTGGAAATCCAACATCTCGCTTATTTAAAATTAAGATAGTTAGCTCACAAGGAACCTCCTTTAGCATAGGTTCAGAATTTAAATTGTCTACAAGCATGGTCCCAACCAAGAAGGGCAAGCATAGACACGTATTTGCAAACAAAGCATTTATTATGGAGCAGGGGCAGCCAGTTGTAATTAAACCAAGAAGCGCAGAAAGATTAGTATTTGATGTTAGTGGATATACTGTATACATGCCAAAAGGTGCATCTGTAACAGTTAGAAAACCTGGCGGGATTTCAGCAAAACAATCATTTGAATCAGCAAAGAGATATTTCTTTACTACCGACCTTGTAAGTCAATCAATTAAAAGATCTGGATTTCAGCAATTGTTTTCTAACGCCATGTCCAAGGCTTTAAGAACTCCAGCAAATGTACGCAAAGTTCAGTATTCTTTTTCTCCAAACACATTAAGAGCAATGGCAGACAATGCAGTTGAATCAGCATTTGCGACGGTGACAGCATGACAGTAAATTATAAATTAGATGCTATGATTGAGGTTCGTAAATATCTATGGGATAAATTGGTGGCGGCAGGACTATTTAATCCAGATAGTTACTATAGCGAGAATATAGCAGAGACAATAGTTCCTATCATTCCAGTACAGCAAGCCCCAGAAATGAATCAATTTCTAAATGGCAAAAAGCATATTGTCTATGACAAGGTTGGAATGTCATATGAGAATCTATGGGCTATATGCTGTGAACAGATATTATTTACAATATATACCCCAAGCGTATCCGACATAAATGAGATTAGAAACTTTATGACTGACGAATTTAGACGAATGGACGAAACGGCAAGAGACGTAAATTACTCATCGGTCACATCCGACAAATTCAAATTTTACAGCATATTCATAGCGGACATTTCTCCAACCTCCCCTTCGGAGGAATTGCAGGGAATGTTCTCAACAGACATCATATTGGAGATTAAATACTCCAGAGCCGCAGACAGAAAAGGTAGATTTATATAGTTTGCCTTTTGACCCTTTATAGAATAGAATTATACCAAGAGGAAAGAGCCTAGCCAGCCAATAATTTCGAAATTAGGAGGTTAAAACTTAAATGGCAAGAGAATCATTCAATTCAGCCAAGAACATCATTGTTGGTGCATCACCGCTTTTTATCAGCAAGTCTACA